GAAAGCGCCTCTGGAGTGCGCGGCGGATTCTGACACGCGGAACATTGTCGTGCTAGCGCCTACCGGTTCCGGCAAATCGACAATGGCGGAAGCATTGATCCCCTACGTCGTTTCGGAAGATCCGGGGCCGATGCTTTACGCCTCCCAGACTGACGAAGATGCGAAGTTCTGGGCAGAGTCTCGCCTCGCTCCTGCGATGAAATCCTGCGAGGCTCTCGCGTCTCTCTGGCCGGAAGATCGCCACAAGTCGAGGAAGCTGGAGATCATCTTCCCGCACATGCCGCTGATCCTTGGCGGGGCGAACTTGTCGAACTTCCAAGAAAAATCCGTCCGCTGGCTTTACGGCGACGAGGTTTGGACATGGAAGCCGGGACTTGTCCGCGAGTTTCTGGCGCGGCATCACGACCGATGGAACCGGAAAGTCTTCCTCGTTTCGCAGGGCGGCTACGTCGCCAGTGAGTTCCACGGCGAGTGGGACAAGACGGACCAAGCAAGCTTTGGATGGCGCTGCCCGAACTGCAAAGCCGAGCAGGTGTTTGGCTGGGACGGGATCAAGTTCGACCGCATCGAGGTGGACGGGAAACTCGACGAGCAAGCGACAGCCGACACGGCGAGGATGACTTGCGGAAGCTGCGCGGCAGAGTTTGAGGACACCACGCAATCGAGGCGGGCGCTTTGCAATTCCAACGTGGGCAACGGATCGCTGGGCTACATAGGCACCAAGCAATCGCTGCGCGGATACCGTGGCTTCCACATCGACTCGCTTGCGGTGTGGTGGATTCCGTGGGCTAACGAGGTGCTTGGATTCTTGGAGGCAACCCGCATGGCGAAGTCGGGCGCGGTGGAGAAGCTGCGTCAATGGCGGCAAAAGCGGCGGGCGCAGTTCTGGTCCGACGACATGGTTGACGCCGCGCAGTCGCTCAACGTGGCCGGCTATAGCCGCGACGAGGTGACGGACGCGGCAAAGCTGCCTGATGAGATCCAGCGATTCGCAACGATTGACGCGGGCGGTGATCACTTTTGGGCGGTGATTCGCGCATGGTGGGAGGGCGGGGCGTCGAAGCTTTTGTGGGAAGGCTACGTTCCTGGTCGTGGCGGTGACGAAACCGAGCTTGCTGAATTGCTTGAGCGTTTCGCGGTCGAGCCAAACAAGACGTTTATCGACATCGGATTCGACGAGGACCGGATGCTAAACCTAATCGTCAAGCACGGCTGGGTTGGCGTTAAAGGCGACGGCACGAGGGACGGGTGGACATGGGAGGACAAGGGGAAGAAGATCGAGAAGCCATTCTCCCGAATCCAACGGAAGGCGGCAAGCCGGGGCGGGATTGCCCGGTGGGTATGGATTGCAACCAATCCGCTCAAGGACACGCTGGCGAGGCTGTCAGGCGGGCTAGGTGCCGAATGGCTGGTCTTCTCCGATGTTTCCAACGCTTACCGGAAGCATTTCAAGGCCGAACGGCGGGAAGAGTTCCAAGTTGGACGCGAAAAAGAATCCCGCCAGGTTTGGGTTACGAAGTCCCGAAGCAATCACCTCTGGGACTGCGAGGTTTACCAAGTCGGAGCCGCTCGAATGTTCCGTGTTTTCGAGGGAGGCGAGGAATAACTATCGGCGGTTTCCCCGCCTTGACATTGGTAAACGCTACGCGAAACCCGCTACATGGTCCGGTTAGCGCGAACGATTTATCTTACCCTTTGCGAGGACGCTTCAGCTATCGCTCAGCTTCGCGCTGAAGCTAAAAGCCTCGCGCTTGCGCTGGCTACCGATCCGAATACCGCGTTTGAATTGACCAGTTCGACCGTCAACGGTCAGACATTTTCCGGCACGCGATCCATGAGCAACAAGGACAGGCTGTCGATGATTCGCCTTGTCCTTCGCCAAGTCGATTCGGGATGTCCGCTCGACCTAACCACCCGCGCCGTTTTTTGACCTATGGCAATTCTAGATGAATTCGGCAGCCCGATTACTTATTCGTCCCGCTTTGCACACGGCGCGGATCGAAGCCGGATGCGCGGGCCGCAGTATAACGTCAACGACATCGACATTGACACGCTGATTCCGTCGAACGACCGGAAGACGCTTGTGGCATTGTCGAAGCGACTTGCGGCGAACATGGGCGTGCCAAAAGCGGTAATCGCCCAAAAGGCGCAATACTCCGTAGGGCGGGCGTGGATTCCAAGCTACAGCGGCACCGATGTTGCCAACGGAAACGCTGCCGAGGACTGGCTTAAAAATGTCTGGATGCCGAACTGCGACGTTCGCGGCGGCATCAACGACTGGACGCAATACTTAAAGGACGCTAGTAGGGACGTTGATTTCGGTGATCACTTCACCTTGAAGACGATGACGGCAGACGGCACGTTCCCTTTGCTTCAAAACATCCCGTCTTACCGCATCCGCAGCGGAAGCGGCTACGAGGAAAAGGTGAAGGATGGGAAATACGCGGGGCGGCGGATTCGTGACGGGATCATCTACAGCGACCAAGGCCGGCCAATTGCCTACCGGGTCATGGACGAGGGTAATTCAGAGAAGTTCCAAGACATCCCAGCGTCTTCCATCATCCACATTTACGACAAGGACTTCAGCGACCAGGGGCGCGGCTTGCCGTCGTTTGCCCACGCCGTCGAAGACCTCAAGCACTGCCTCCAATCTACCGAATACGAGCGCATCCGCCAGCTCATCATCTCGTCCATCGGGTTAATCGAATACAACGAGCATGGTGGGCCAGACATGGATGACCCCGGAATTGCGCTAGGGACTGCCGCTAATGGCAATGAGGGCGTCACGTTCCAAAGCTACCAAGGCGGAATGGTCCGCTACATGAAGGCGAACTCCGGTGAAAAGCTGGAGAGCGTGACGCACGACAACCCCGGCGAGGTGTGGGAGTCGTTCCAAGACCGACTTAACCGCGCTTCGATCATCGGGGCAGGTTGGTCTTACGGCATGGTCTGGAAGTCGCCAGGCCAAGGAACAGCGGAACGCGCTGACATCCTCCGCGCCCGCCGTGCCGTTGAAGACCGGCAGGGCATTCTATTCTTCCTCGCCCGCGCTGCCGTTTCCTACGCGGTCGGATTTGCGCAGGACCAAGGCAAGATCACCCGCGCTAACGGCTCGACCGTCTTCCTCGACAACCCGACTCGCTGGGCTTTCTCGCGACCTCCGCGCCTATCAGTTGATGACGGGCGCGAGGAAAAAATGTTGATCGAAGGATGGCGGGCCGGGAACCGCAACCTTTCTGAGATCGTGGACCGCGACGTTGAAGAGTTTTTGCGGGAGCGCGCCCGCGAAACGATTCTCTCCAAGCGCATCGCCGCTGAAGAATCCGCCGCGTCGGGCTTTGAAATCTCCGACAGGGAAATGCGGATGCTCACCCCGAACGAAATGGCGACGGTGGAACCAATCCACCAAGAATCACTTACAACTCAAGACGATGAATCTGATCCAGATTGAAAACCGAACCGGCAAGGTGAAGCTCAATGACGCTGTCACGCCGTGGACATCCGACGACCTCATTGGCGACATCGAAAAGCTATACGGCGCGAAAGCCGTGGCTGAAAACCTCAAGGTTGGGGAGTTCACGGCAAAGGCTGACGACGCTCTCGAAACGCTGGAAATCGAGATCAACAGCCCAGGCGGAAGTGTCCTCGACGGGTATCGTGTTTACCATTCCCTGATGGGAATGCGGGAGCGCGGAGTTCGTGTTATCGCCACCGGCAACGGCATCGTGGCATCTATGGCATCCGTGATCTTCATGGCGGCAGACGAGCGGCGAATCACGCAAGGCTCGCGGATTATGATTCACGAAGCGCAGCAGTCTATCGCTGGTGACTCCGAGGATCACGCCCGCGCTGCAAAAATCCTCGACGAGATGAGCGAGGAGATCGCCGCCATTTACGCCAGCGTCACCGGAGCGACCACCGCAGAGATGCGCGAGTTGATGAAGAAGGAAACTTGGATGGGCGCGACCGAAGCAGTTGAGCGGAAATTCGCGGATTCCATCATCGGAAAATCTGGCGTTGACATTCGGAACTTAGAAGCGAAACCGCCGCTTATGGGACTTTTCACAAGCCGAGCCGAACTGGAAAACAAGATCACCGGATACGAAGCGCGTATCAATGAGCTTGAATCCGAAGTGACCGCAAGCACGACGGCACTTGCCGATGTGCAATCTGAACTCGCCACCGCTCGCGAGTCTATCGCCGCTGCTGAATCGCCGGAAGCTGTTGCCATTCTCCGCGAAGAACTGGAAGCCGCTACCGCTGCCGCTTCCAGGGAAGCAGTCACCGAACTTGCCGTTAAGCTCATCGCTTCCGCTGAAGCTCCCGAAGCAATCCGCGAAGCGATCTCAGCGCAAGCTGCCGCAATGCTCGCGGCATCCGGCCATGTTGCGATTTCCACCACGGAATCAGAATCAAACCAATCTTCCGTTACCCCTCACCTCGACATTTTCAACAACCTGACCGGTCCCGAGAAGTCCGCCTACTACCAGGCGCACGGCAAGGAGATCCGCAAGGAAGCAACCATCTAACAAACTGAATTATGGCTACCGTATCATTCAATGACACCATCTTCGCGCAGGAAGCCCTGAAGGCTTTCACCGCCAAGCTCGCCCCGCTCCGCGCTTTCTCCCGCTCGCTTGACAGCCTGACTGGCCGCAAGGGTGACGCGATCATCGTGCCTTACATCTCCGCGATGACGGCAACCACGTTCAACGCCAGCACTGCCAACTATCAGACTGGCGGCGGCGCGGTGACTCACAACACCGTCAACCTGAACCAGCACAACATCGTCACGTTCGACATCACCGACTTGCAAAACGCCAACTCTTCGGGCGCTCGCTTCGATGAGATCGCCGCGCAGGCCGGTCGCGCACTTGGTCAGAAAGTGCTGGAGAACATTTGGAAGCTGGTTACCACGACCAACTTTGGAGCCGCCAGCATCACCACCGCCGAGGCCAACTACGACCTTGGTGAGCTGATCGCACTTCGCGCCGTTCTTGCCGGTCGCAATGTTGACGTTGACCCAGGCGTTTGCTCGTTCATCCACAACACCGTAGTGGGTGCCGCGCTGCTTGGTTCGACCAACGTCCTTCAGGCTTACGCCA